GTTTAGTAGAGGTCACTAGAGGATTTGTTGGGAGTTCTGCAACATCACATGCTAATGGTGTATCCGCCAATCTTTTCCAAGGATCATTTAATATTGTTAACAGTAAAATACATTTTGCCGAAGCTCCCAGAGGAAATCCCCAACAAACCACCCTTGAAACTGGATTGCCATTCCCAAGATCTACTTTCAATGGAAGAGTATTTTTGAGGAATAGTTATGATACAAATATCATTTATGATGATATCTCAAAAGATTTTACTGGAATCACATCAGAATTTATCCTTAAGAAAAATAATGCTAATACAGTTGGTATTGGTACTAGTGGTGGTAATGGAATTGTATTGATAAATGGAATTTATCAAACACCAATAACTGAGAATAATCGTGATGGAAATTATAAAATTATAGAGGATACAACTGCCGGAATAACAACAATTAGGTTTACTGGAGTCACTGTAGAAAATACAGAACAACTTGCAATATCTGATACTGATGTTAATAGAAATGAATTGCCCAGAGGTGGAGTTCCTATAACTTTAGGTTCAACTGGAGGACTGGGATATGCTCCTCTTGTTCCAGCAAATGTAATACCGTTTCTTGATGGTAATGGTGCAATAACAAGAATAATTGGTGTTGCCACAGCAAAAGATGATTTAGGAATTAATACAGCGTCTTATGATAAGATAACTGGTATTTTATCAGTTACTACAAATACAAATCATGGTTTTGATTTTGGAATAGATTTTGTTAAATTAGAAGGATTAGAATTTTCTTGTCCGGGTGGATCTGGAATTACAACAACAATTTTCCCAGATACCGCAACCAAAGTTTTTGCCATAACAAAAGTTGTATCACCAACAATTTTTGAAACTAAAGTGGGAACCAGCACTATTACACACACTTATGTGGGTCAAGGAAGTGCATATCCATATTATCCAGATTTAACATTTGGATCTGGATATAATAACATTGTTAGTATTGGTGTTACCGTTTATGATCCATCACAAAATTCCGGTGGTAGCATAGCAACTATAACTGCATCACCAGTTGGGTTTAATACTCATATTTTTGTTAGTGCCGACCCATCAATTGCTTTAGCATCTAACCCAACAGATAAAAGAACACCAAGTAATGTTTTATATGATCCATTATCTGGAATAGCAACGTTTACATTAGGGTCAGGACATCCTTTCTCTGTAGGAGACACCGTTACTATTGCCGATAATTCATTAACGTTTACGTGTGCTCAGGATAGTCATCAAACTAATCATTCATATCCAAGAAGCACCGATCCCATGGGATCAAATTCTACTACCTCTATAGGATCAACAACCGAAACAACTGTTACATTGAATGTAGGTGCCTCTGCAGCACATGGTGGAGGAAGGTTGCAGTTCAATATTGGTGCAGGTGGAACTGGATACAACGATCCTCAAATTTTTGTATCTCCACCATCTTATGAAAGTTTAGAGGTAAGAGGGGTTTCTAGATTGGGTGTAGGTAACACCACTGATACTGGAAGTGGATTACTTGTTGATATTGTTATGCAACCATCTTCAGAATATGCTGGAATTGGAACTTATGAAGTTGGAGAATTTGTTGTTGCAAGATCTGGATTTGGTTTTGAAAGAGGAGATAAATTTGAACCTATTGGATTAGTCACAGACTATAGACTAAAGCAGGTAGAAACTGAATTTAGAATGGAGGTTACTGAGGAATTTAGTGATAGTTTCTGTATGTGGCAATTTGGCGAAATTGATTATATTGATTCTATTAAAAATCTTCAAACTGGATTTAGAAAGAGATTCCCAATCAAATATAATAATGAATTGTTTAGTATAGAAAAAGATGATGTTTTATTTGAAGATGGTGACCTTTCAAACATCATGTTGGTCATAAGAAATCGTGTTGTTCAAGAACCAATAGTACATTATTATTTTATTGGTGGAACTTCAATTGTATTTACTGATGCACCGGAACCACAAGACGATATTCAAATCTTCTTCTATAGAGGAACTAAGGGCGTTGATGAAACAGTTGGTACAGCAACTACAAATGCTCCTATAAAACCAGGTGATCAAATAATTCTTTCAAGTCCTCTTGGATTAACAACCAGTCAAACAACAAGAACTTCTTTTAGAATTTCTAACTCTGATAGTTTAGAAACTAATGTATATTCCGGTGAAGGAATTGATGAAGAAAATTATAAACCAATTACTGTAATTAAACAAAAAAATAATTTTGTTGCCGATGGCGAACTTGTTACAAAAGATCGTAAGAGTTTAACGTCAAGAATATTCCCCGTGGCTAAAATTATTGGTGATATTGAGACATCAACAGAAAAGTTTTTTGTTGATACTGTAAATTTATTTGATTATGAGAATAATATAAGTCAAGATACGATTTCTGCACGATTGGTTGCCGGAACTTCAAATCCAGTTGCAGCTGCCATAACAGCAACTGTATCAATTGCTGGAACAATATCAGCACTTACTATTAGTGATGGTGGTTCTGGATATAATTCTTCATCGCCACCAACAATTAAAATATCAAATCCATATGACACATTTGATGTTGATGATGAAGGAAGATCTATAATTACTAGTATTGGTGTTACTGCTACTGCTACTGCAACAGTCAGTTCTGCCGGAACTGTAAGTAGTGTAAGTATTACCAATGCTGGTTCTGGTTACACTACAGATACACCTCCTGGTGTAATTGTTGGACTATCTTCAATAATATCCGAAGAAATTGGATCAATAGGAATTGTCACGTCAATATTTGGAGCAGTTACTGGTATCGGAACTACATTATCTTCATCACAACTTGCAATCAAGTTTACGACAGAAAATGCAAGATCATTTGATGGAGTTATTGCAGTTGGAGATCCAATATTCATATATGACACCGAAGTTGGATCTGGAGTTACATCAGTAAATGCAACAGATTCTAATGTAGTTGGTATAGGAACAACATTTATAGATAATGTTTATATTATTTCTGAATTAAGTGAAAGTGGCAATCCCATAGTAGGTTTAATAACCTGTACGGTAAATAGTAATACAAATACCGCAGGAATTAGTGCTGTGGGTTACTCTACCAATCCTGTAGGAAGATATTCTGTAGGAATTATTTCAAGTCTTACTAGATCTTCATCACCAATTTCAATAGGTGTTACAGGTCTTACAGTTGATGTGGGATTAACTACTTTCCCATCAATTGTGAGAACGGGTGGTCAGATCACTTTTAATGAAAGTGGTGCCATTAACTGACCAATTTTATTCTTATTGATATAAATATCTAAAAAACAATTAATATGCCATCAATAATAACAGATCAATTGAGATTATCGACTGCAAGTAATTTTGTAGATTCTGTTGTAGATAGTAATAATTCTTATTATGTATTTTTAGGACTTCCAAATTCTAATGGAACCACCCCTGGTGGAACATTTGTAGGATTTGGTAGGACATCTACTTGGACATCTGCAGGAACTCCACCATCACCAATTGATAATTTTGAATATGCCTCACATTATAGAGACACTATGATGTTTGGTAAAAAGATTACAAGTTCTAATGTTAGAAGAGTTGTAAAAAAATATGATTGGGTTGAGAATAGTTCATATGATATGTATCGTCATGACTATCAAAAAACAACTTTATCTTCTCCATATAATAAAACCAAAAATTTAAGTGGTGCAAATTATTATGTAATAACCGATGAATTTAAAGTTTACTTGTGTATAAAGAATGGATCTAGTGGATCTCAACCAACTGGAAGTCCATCAAGACACAAACCAACATTTACAGATTTAGAACCATCTCCGGCAAATACTACTGAAGATGATGGATATCTTTGGAAGTATCTATTTACCGTTTCACCAAGTGATGTAATAAAATTTGATTCTACCGAATATATCATTCTACCAGAAAATTGGACTACGACTACAGATGCTCAAATAAAAGTTATTAGAGAAGCTGCAGATTCTGATGTTAATAAAAATCAAATAAAAACAGTATATATTGAAAATGGTGGTGTCAGTGGATATAGTGACGGAATATATGATATTGTGGGTGATGGTAGTGGCGCAAAAGTTAGCATAACTGTAAATAGTTCTGGTCAGATTACAAAAACAAATATCGTTTCTGGTGGTAGTGGGTATACTTATGGCATAGTTGATTTAAAAAAGACTACAGGTAATACAGCTAC